AGTACTCCGTCTCGGAATCGCGCTTCTCCAACTGGCCGCCGGCACTGCGCGCCGGGTTCGAGGCCGCCCGCACCGTCAAGCCCGGCAAGCCCACGTTCCGGTTGTCGATCGATGAGGAGGCTGGCCATGCGAGCGCCTGACTTCTGGCTTATCGACGACGACGTGAACGCAGCCTTGGCCTTTGCCTCGTCGCTGCCCCGCGCCGATGGGCTGGGCTATGTCTACGTGTTGGCCCTTTCCAACGGCACTTGCAAGCTTGGCTCGACGACCAATCTGGCGCAGCGCCTGGCCCAACACCGCACTGAAACCGCGCGCTACGGCGTATCGATCTGGCGCAGCCTGACCACTCGTCCGCACTTCAACTATCGGGCCGTCGAGTCTGGTGCCCTACGGTGGCTAGGCAACGACGGACGAAGGGAAGTTCTCCCGAACGATTTGTCCACCGTGCGTCGGGCAGTCGAAGCCCAGACACTCGAATGGACCGTGCCGGAGGATTACGCAGCACGACACCGCAGTGCGTGGGCTCTTTGCAACAAGCTGATGCGCAATATCGCGGCCGGACTTGGGATCACCTCCCAAGGTGAATTGACGCTCGAAGCCAGTCGTCTCTTGGATGCACACGTCGAGTTGGGGCGCCGCACAGGCCTGTCCGAGACCGAAGGCATGTTCAACGCCTTGGCCGTCATCGAAGCCACGACCGGGCTCGGTCTTCGCGCACTGCGCGCAGTATTGCTGGAGGTGCAGTGATGGAGCGACGTCTTCCCATCATCACCGCCGACCAGCGGCTGCGCGAGAAGCAGGGCGTGAAGCTCGTGCTTCTAGGCAAGAGCGGCATCGGCAAGACCAGCCAGCTCAAGACGCTGCCGGAAGGATCGACCCTGTTCGTCGACCTCGAGGCTGGCGACTTGGCCGTCAAGGACTGGCGCGGCGACTGCGTGCGCCCGACCACCTGGCCGGAGTTCCGCGATCTCGTGGTGTTCCTCGCCGGCCCGAACCCGGCGCTGCCTGCGGATGCGCCGTTCTCCGAGGCGCACTACCGGCACGTGTGCGAGCGCTACGGCGATCCCGGTCAACTCGCCAAGTACGACACCTACTTCGTCGACTCGATCACCGTGCTCGCGCGCCTCGCCCTGATCTGGGCCAAGACCCAGCCGCAGGCCTACAGCGAGCGCACTGGCAAGCCCGACACCCGGGGCGCCTACGGCCTGCTCGGCTCGGAACTCATCGGGGCGCTGACCCACCTGCAGCACGCGCGCGGCAAGCACGTGGTGTTCGTGGCCATCCTCGACGAGCGCCTGGACGACTTCAACCGCAAGGTCTTCGTGCCGCAGATCGAGGGCGCCAAGACCGCAGCCGAGTTGCCCGGCATCGTCGATGAAGTCGTCACCTTGGCCGAGATCAAGGCCGAGGACGGATCAATCTACCGCGCCTTCGTCTGCCACACGGTGAACCCCTACGGCGTCCCGGCCAAGGACCGCTCCGGCCAGCTCGAGTTGCTGGAGCCGCCGAACCTGCGCGCGCTGATCGACAAGTGCGCCGCCGCCACTCGAATCCCGACATCCAAGGAGTAAGCCATGACCGATTGGTGCGATTTCAACGACGCGCAGCAGCAGCCCAGCTTCGACCTGATCCCCAAGGGCACGCTCGCCCGCGTGCGCATGACGCTCAAGCCCGGGGGCTTTGATGACCCGGCCCAGGGTTGGACCGGCGGCTATGCCACCCAAAGCAACGAGTCCGGCTCGGTGTATCTGGCGGCCGAGTTCGTGGTGCTGGAGGGCGAGTACGCCCGGCGCAAGCTGTGGTCGAACATCGGCTTGCACAGCGCGAAGGGCCCGGCCTGGGGCCAGATGGGGCGCAGCTTCGTGCGCGCGGTGCTCAATTCCGCGCGCCACGTCCATCCCCAGGACATGAGCCCGCAGGCCATCGCCGCGCGGCGCATCCAGGGCTTCCACGAGCTCGACGGCATCGAGTTCCTCGCCCGCATCGACATCGAGAAGGACGGCCGCGGCGAGTTGAAGAACGTCATCCGAAACGCCGTCGAGCCCGACCACCCGGACTACGTCCGCCTGATGGGCGTGCCGCCGAAGGCCCCCGGTACCGGCAACGGTGGCGCCCCGGCGGCGGTCGCCCCGCCCCGTGCGATCCCCACGCCGCCCGCCCCGCAACGCCCCGCCGTGCCGGGCAAGCCGGCCTGGGCGCAGTGAGAGGAGGGGCATGAAGTGCTGGGTCTGCAAACGACAGGCGCGCGGCTACGGCCACACGGACCTTCGGCATCCGGTGGGCGACGCCCGGCGCTATCCGATCGACTGGGTGTTCTGCTCGCGGCGTTGCCAGGAGGCGTTTCACGCGCTCTACGGCCAGTGGCTGCGGGTGCAGGAAGGACACACGTCCAAGACGGAGGTGGCCATGATCGATCCGTCTGACGTCGAACTGGCCGCGATGAAGAAGTGCCTCAAGGCCTTCGGCGCGGCGGCAGAACGCATCGGCTTCGACAAGCCGCTGGGCGACTACTCCGAGGCCGAGGCGCTCCAGGTGATCGACGCCATCGTCACCTGCTACACGGACGCGATGGTCGAGCACCACGAGGCGACCAAGTACCCGCCGGTGCGCGGGCTGAAGCGCCCGGTGTCCGATCCCTTCGCCGATCTGGAAGACGACCTGCCGTGGGAGGAGCCGAAGGCTCAAGCGCAGACGGCACGCACGGCAGCACCCAAGGAGGCGCGGCGATGATGGACTTCAACGCCTCCAAGAGCCTGTCGGGTCAGATCACGGCGCTGATCGATGCCGGGCTGCAGCAGTCTCGCGCGGCGCAGCCTCGCCGCACGTACCTGGGCGCCTCGCGCCTCGGGGCCGCCTGCGAGCGCGCGCTGCAGTACGAGGTCGCCGACGCCCCGGTCGATCCGGGTCGCGAGACCGACGGTCGGATGCTGCGCGTGTTCGAACGCGGCCACGTGATCGAGGACTGCATGGTCGGATGGCTGCGCGCGGCGGGCTTCGATCTGCGCACGCGCACCGACGCGGGCGAGCCCTTCGGCTTCTCGGCGCTCGACGGGCGCCTGCAGGGCCACGTCGATGGCGTGCTCGTCGCCGGGCCCGACCTCGGCTTTGGGGCCGGCTATCCCGCGCTGTGGGAGAACAAGTGCCTGGGCGCCAAATCGTGGCGCGAGTTGGAGAGACATCGCCTCGCGGTCGCCAAGCCCGTCTACGCCGCCCAGGTCGCGCTCTACCAGGCCTATCTCGAACTGCACGCGCACCCGGCCCTGTTCACGGCGGTGAACGCCGACACCATGGAGATCCACGCCGAGCTGGTGCCGTTCGATGCGGCGTTGGCGCAGCGCATGTCCGACCGGGCGGTCAAGATCCTCACGGCCACCAAGGCGGGCGAACTGCTGCCGCGCTCGTTCTCCGATCCCACCCATGTCGAGTGCCGGATGTGCCCATGGCAGGACCGGTGCTGGAGGGCTGCGGCATGAGGACCCGATCCGTATCGACGACGGGCGCGATTGGCGAGCCCATGATCGACGCCAAGCAAGCCGCGGCCAGCCTGCGTCTGCCGTACTACTGGTTCGCCGATCCAATGATGCGCGCCAAGCACCGCATCCCGCACTACCTTCTGGGTGGGCTGGTGCGCTACCGGCTGTCGGAACTGCAGGTTTGGGCCTCGCACCACGCGAGAGCCATGGCCCGCAGCGCGTCGGATGGCAGCGAGGAGGGCGGTGCATGATCGATTTCAACGCTCTCCCGGACCCGCCCGCCGACGCCGACCCCACCGCGCGCCGCGAGGAGATTCGCGCCGCGCTGCTCGCGAGGCTGGAGTCGGTGCTGTTCACCCTGTTCCCCGCTGGAAAGAAGCGCCGCGGCAAGTTCGTCATCGGCGACGTGCTCGGCAGCCCGGGGGACAGCCTGGAGGTCGTGCTCATTGGGGACAAGGCGGGACTGTGGACCGACCGCGCCGAAGGCTCCGGCGGCGATGTGTTCCACCTGATCGGCGGCCACTACGGCGTGGACGTGCAGGGCGACTTCGCCCGCGTCCTCGACCTGGCCGAGGACCTCGTCGGCCGAGCCCCCGCGGCCCCGGCGCGCAGGCGCCGCAAGGAGACCCCGGTCGACGACCTGGGTCCGGCCACCGCCAAGTGGGACTACCTCGACGCACAAGGGCAGCTCATCGCCGTCGTCTACCGCTACGACCCGCCCGGGCGCAAGAAGGAGTTCCGGCCCTGGGACGCGCGCCGCCGCAAGATGGCTCCGCCCGAGCCGCGGCCGCTGTACAACCAGCCGGGGATCCACAACGCCGCCCAGGTCGTGCTGGTCGAGGGCGAGAAGTGCGCCCAGGCCTTGATCGACGCCGGCGTGTGCGCCACCACCGCGATGCACGGCGCGAATGCGCCCGTGGACAAGACCGATTGGTCGCCGCTCGCCGGCAAGGCCGTCCTCCTCTGGCCCGACCGCGACAAACCCGGCTGGGACTACGCGATGGCCGCGGCGCAGGCCGCGCTGGCCGCCGGCGCCGCCTCCTGCGACGTGCTGCTGCCGCCCGACGACAAGCCCGAAGGGTGGGACGCGGCCGACGCCGTCGCCCAAGGCTTCGACGTCGCCGCCTTCATCGCCTCGGGCCCGCGGATGAGCATCAAGCCAGCACTTGGGCAGCCCACGCAGGAGCCTTCCGTCTGGGCCACCGACGACGCGCTGGCGCTGAGCTTCACCAGCCGCTAC